TACCAGAACAGCTACGCCATGTTCAACGAGGTATGGGCAGAGGCCAACCGCTGGTTCGGAGGGGACTTCGACGTAACGGATCGGCTGAGAAACAGACGGTTCGAGTCAGGCGTTGAAGCGGCTTTGGGACACCAGGCCATCATGACCATCCCGCCCGGATTCGCCATTGCGGGGGCCCGGCTGATCATCGGGCAGGAATTCACGCTCAGCGCGGACAGCACAGCCAGGGTATGGTACCGGGAGCCGGACAACGTGATCGGCCCGCCCCTTGATCTGAGCAAACGGGGGAGCATTCCCATCCCGCTGATCATGGGGGAGCGGGACGGCACGGAGCTGGGCGTCACCCTTGGCCCGGGAGCCTGGACGGAAGCCGGCAGCCTTTACGTTACCGGGCGGCTGCTGATCCCGGACGAGGAATGGACCTACAAGAAACGGGACTGGCTGCACGAGATCCAACCGCGGCCCATTCAGCCCGGCGGCGGGACCGACTTCACAAAGATCCCGGTCACCATCATCATCGACACGCTATCCAGCCTGCCCTGGACCGTACAGGACGACCGGATCACCGCAAACCACGTGGTATTCGAAAGCGAGCTGGGAACTCCGGGCGCACAGGTGGGCGACTGGACCGTGTCCACCGCAGCGGGCAGCGTGACCATCGACGGCACGATCAACGGCAGCACGTCGCTGAAGCTGGTCCTGGGCATTACGGCGTAAGGAGGAGCCTATGGCGAAGATCAGAGTCCTGGGCGAAAACCCGCCCCCACCCCGTGGGAATAGCGAGGAACAGCTGCGTGATTTGCGGGACTACCTGACCCGGCTGAAGGACGAGCTGGAATTCCTCCTGACCCACTTGGGATCGGACAACATGGATTCCGCAATGCTGGTATCCCTGAAACGGATCGGCTGGATCGAGGAAGAGGCGGACCAGACCGCAGGGGATATCGGCACGATCCAGGAACAGATCACCGGCATCAATGGCGAGATCGAGGATATCAACACCGCCCTGGCGGGGAAGCAGGATACGCTCACCTTCGACAACGCTCCGACCAGCGGAAGCGGCAATCCGGTCAAGAGTGGAGGAGTTTTTACGGCTCTGGCTGGAAAGCAGGGCACGCTGACCTTCGACGATTCGCCCACGGCAAGCAGCAGCAACCCGGTCAAGAGCGGCGGCGTATACACAGCGCTATCCGGGAAACAGGACACGCTCACCTTTGACAACAGCCCGACAAGCGGGAGCAATAACCCAGTCAAGAGCGGCGGCGTATATTCTGCGTTGGCGACGGAAATCATGATCTTGGACTTCGGGACGATATCCAGTCTGCCCGTTACGAAGAGCAATGCGGCGATCAAGGCTGATCATGTTGTACTGGCGTATGAGCTGGGAACGCCGGGAGCGCAGACAGGGGACTGGACGATTACAACGTCAGCGGGAAGCGTAAGCGTCTCCGGCACGATCGTCGGCAGTACAACGCTGAAGCTGGTCCTGGGACTCCCCGGTACGAGCATTTCGTAAGGAGTGATGACATGGCAACATCTAAACTGCCAAAAGACAGACACGGCGTAAACCCGAACATTTTGGACAACTGGTACTTCGTTGGCGGCGGTTCGCAACAAGGAGGGCAACAGTTCCCGATCAACCACAGAGGGCAGACGCAATATATTGGTTCTCTGCAGAGTCTTGACCGATGGTATAACAACGGGGCCGGCACAACGATCACTTTAAATTCTGATCGGCTCGACATTACGGGTGGATCACCGGCTGGGTATCTGGCTCAATATATTGACTGGGGGTCGCTGAAAGGCAAACCAGTAACCTATAGCATTCTGTATAACGATGCCGGCACATTGAAGCTGGCCTCCGGCACGGGAACTGTCCCCACATCTGCCCCCGCATCTGGCACCACGACTGTAACCAACCTGAACAGCCAAGTCACTCACGGAACGGGGTGCGGAGTTTATCTCAACTCCTCCGGTAAGTTGTTCGTTCAGATTGGCACAAGCTCTGGTTATACCGTTAAATATCTCGCGGTAAAACTGGAAGTTGGGACAACTCAAACATTGGCGTGGATGAACGGTAGCACTTATGAGCTGAGTGAGGTTCCAAATTACACAGAACAGCTTGAAAGGTGCTTCACATCGTTTGCCGATTCCAATGATAATAAATCGGGGTTTTATCCTGTCGGCGGGAAAGTTAATTCGGCAGGGAATCCCTACCTTCGGTTTGATATTGGCAGCAATGTCTATCAGTTTGTCATTGCGGCTAATGGAAATCTGCTGGTTCAAAAAAACATCAACAACGCTGACACTTGGACTACGGTTGGCGAATACGCTCATGTATAAGGAGGAATCACCATGTATATCATTCAGGAAATCCAGACCACCGGCGGCCAGACCGCTCTTCTCCCTGCGGTGACTTTCGCAGATCGCAACGAAGCGGAGTCCGCTTTCCATCTGAAGCTGGGCAGCGCGGCTGTCAGTACTGTGGGCGTACATACCGTGCTCATGTACGACGAGCACGGCAACACGATCCGCAGAGAATTCTACGAGCATGTCAGCGAGTGATGTGATCAACGTGGCCCGTGGGGAGCTGGGGAAAGCGGAACACCCTCCCGGGAGCAATCATGTGATCTACTGGAACGAGTACGACGAGCGGATGCAGGGGCAGCCCTGGTGCGTGTGCTTCCTCTGGTGGTGCTTCCAACACGGCGGGGAGAGATCGGCCTTCTTCGGCGGGGCGAAGACAGCGAGCTGCGGGACGCTGTACCGCTGGTACAAGGAGCAAGGGCTGACGGTGCCGAAGCATGAAGCCAGGCCTGGGGATATCGTGATCCTCAACTTCAAAGGGACTTCGGAAACGCAGCATTGCGGCCTTGTGGTTGAGGCAGGGACGAATTGGATTCAGACCATCGAGGGGAACACCTCCCCCGGGCTGGAAGGAAGCCAGGACAACGGCGGCTGCGTGGCGCTGAAGATCCGCACCATGGCGCAGATCGTGGGCGTGTGCAGACCGCAGTACAAGGAGGAACCTATGCTGCCAGAAACTGACTACGAGACGCATTGGGCCGCCAAGGATATTGACCGGGCCATGGAGCTGGGCTTGGTGAAGGGGTATCCAGACGGGACGTTCAAGCCCGACCAGCCGATCACCCGGGCCGAAGCAGCGGTGCTGATCCTGCGGCTGTACGACAAGATCATGGGGGTGCAGTAAAATGTGGGCCGCGAAAGGCAACAACATCGAAATGACCCAGGGGGACTACGGGGTGCAGCTCCCAATAGTCATCAGTGGCCCGACGCTGACGAGTTCAGACGCGGTGAAATTCACCCTGAAGGACGGCGTGGGCGGAGCAATCATTCTGGAGAAGACCTTCACCAACATCTCCAGCAACACCATCAACCTGGAGCTGACAGCAGCGGAGAGTGCGACGCTGCAGCCCAGGAGCTACGTGTATAACCTTGACTGGTATCAGAGCGGGAACTTTCTCTGCAACATCATCGGAAACGCGAACTTCAAGGTGGTGGGGAAGGCGTGAAGATCGAGATCGGCGCGCCGGAGATCCGCGCCAAGGTAAGGGCGCCGAAGGTCACCGCTGAGACCGGGACGCCGGTTGCCAGGGAGTACACCGAGCGTCCGGAGTATACCGGGCCATATACCGTCTCCCCGGGAGCGGCAGCCCAGACACTGGCTACGGCAAACAAACGCATGACGGGGGATGTGGTCGTGGGACCGATCCCAAGCAATTACGGACTGATCACATGGGACGGCGGCGTTCTGACCGTCTCGTAAGGAGGAAAACATGGCACATCCATCTGTAGTTATCAACGGCGTGACCTATTCCAACGTCCCGGAAGTGGATATTCCGGTAAGCGGAGGCGGGACGGCAAAGTTCTACGATGCATCCCAGACCGATGCAGCGGACGGAAACGTATTGACCGGGAAGAAGTATGTCGGCGCATCCGGCGAAAGCACCGGGACTATGGCAAACAACGGCGCCACCGGCGGCACCATCGGCACGAAAGCCGGTACAGTGAACATCCCGGCAGGGTATACGTCCGGCGGTACCGTGCAGATCAGCTCCACCGAGCAGGCGAAGATCATCGCGGGAAACATCAAGCAGGGCGTCACCCTCCTGGGCGTGAGCGGGAGCCTGTCCGCGCCCACCATCAGCCAGGACAACACCACCAAAGTCCTTTCCATCTCCTGATCGGGGGTGGAAGCATGGCACAGAACATCACCCTATTGGGGGCGAGCTACCAGAACGTCCCCGCGGTGAACCTTCCCAAGACGGGCGGCGGAACGGCGCGATTCACCGACGTGACCGATACCACCGCGGCGGCGGCAGACGTGGCCAGCGGAAAATACTTTTACGCAGCGGACGGGACGCGGACTCAGGGGACCAGCTCCGGGGGCGGCGGGTCATCCAAGGCGTTTCAGATCGACAACAGCAACCACCGGGTAAATACAACCAGCTACACCAACACGGGGGCATACCTGAAAGTCACGAAGGCCGGGAAGTATGACATCTACTGGAGCGCCTTCCGCAGCAGCACCAGCTCCGGAACCAATGGCACACAATGGTACAAAAACGGAGTCGCCCAGGGCAGCGCGTACACGACCTGGAGCAACAGCTACTGCCAGAACCCGCATGTATCCGGCGTGACCCTGGCGGCAAACGACGAGATTGAAATTTACGCCAGAGCCAGCAGCAACAGCCGGTATTGCTGCGTGGAAAACCTGATGATCATCGAGGTGGATTGATATGAGTCTGAATAGTCTCCCCGCGAAGGATAACTACCGCAGAGAGGTCCGCACCGAATGGGGCGGGATCAATCTGAACGAGAACGCCGGGGACGGGGAACTGGTGGAATCCGTCAATATGTGCAGCCGGGAGTACCCGATCATTTCCACGGAACGTCTGAACCTGGATGAAAGCACAGATGATGTACTGATCGCTCCGTTCATGCAGGACGGGAAACTTGGGTATGTCAAGAAGAACGGAGCCAACAGCTATTCTCTGTATGACCCCACCACCGGCGGTGGACTGCAAAGCCTGTCGCTGACTGACGCGCAAG